GGACCATTATCTGATGTAAATACTACAATAGTATTATCCGCAATACCTTGCTCTTTGACCGTTTTCAAAATTTCACCGACACTCCAATCTATTTCTTGAATCACATCTCCATAAAGGCTCCTTTGACTACTGCCACGGTATTCTTCGTGTACAAAAAGTGGGATGTGGGGTAAGTTATGTGCTAAATAAAGGAAGAAAGGTTTGTCCTTGTTTGATTTAATAAACTCAATCGATTTTTCCGTGTACCGTCTTGTGATAGTATTTTGATTTGCCGGCCTCTCTAGAATTGTTTCGTTTTGCATCAAAGGCACATTAAAATATTCCGGACTTGAGTAATAGCTAGGATCATCAATATTTTTAAAATAAGCATCCATTAAATAGATGCCCGACTGACTGTCATTTATGCCTATATGACGTCTGTTGTCATCCGCCATTTTGCTATATCCCGCGGGAAAATCCCTAAATATGATGTTGTTTGCGTTGTCGTACAGCCGTGCGGCCTCCTCGCCCAGGTTTGAGTCTGCTCCCGTTACTTTATTGAACATTGACGGAACATACCAATATTTCCAACTAAATTTTCCTAATGATTCATTATAATCAAAGGCAGGTTTAGTAGCACCAATATTTATAAAATTACAATAATCCTTATAATCTGCGGTATAACTATAATCATTGTCTTTACGTGCTGGATAATCGCTATTCCATAACGTGACATAATCATGATCAACAGTCATCGGAGAATAAACAAAATATGTAAAATTTTGTATTTTAAATAATTGATCCCCTGTGTAATCTTGATATGTTTCAAAAGCGATTCGCAACGTTCCATCCTTTGCCTTAACGGGAAAACATCCGATATTATTCGTTTTGACATAATTGTATAAATCTGAATAATCTCTTTTAAATTCAGTAGTTGTAATTGAGTCAGCGTAACAATATTCATAATCGAGAGTACCGCTCGTGATTAATCTATTTTCATAATTATCTTTCCAGCCTGTGTGAACTCGTATACGCTGTTCTTGGTCATTTAATTTTTTCATCGGAGACATTGCACCCAAATTAGAATTATTGCCCATAATTCCTGAATCATACATATAATAAGGTTGAAGGGGTGTTTGTCCAGTTGTGTTAGTAACGTCACTATCATGAGACACATCAGGAATATCAGAACCCCTGCCTAAATCCATTTGTATATAAAAATTGTCAGTATCATTCGAAATATCTGTTCGTATTTCTTTATCGCCGTCATATACTTCATTATATCTAAAAAACTTTTCAAACATTTCAATATTTGATTGTGTATATTTTATATTAGTGAGTAAAATTTGATGATTTGCTATGTATGCTTTAAAATTTTCTACGTCACGATCTTGGAAATTTTGAAACAATCCACGATCGACAACGCTTCCTCCGTTTGCATTCGATAACATTTGCCAATGTATTCCCGTTTCTCCATTTGTCATGAGTGATTCCAAATTATTATTTATATCTTCACTTCCTGTGGCTATCCATGCAGTATTTTTAACAGATTTTATAGATGTATCATTTATTGTTAATTCGCCTACCGTTATTTTTTGTGTTTTACATATTATCCAACCTGAATACCTTATCTGTGTGTCTGGTGCAGAAAGTAACAATAATTCAACGCCGTCAGATTCTCTGTATATTTTAAATTGATATTTTGTATCAGATCTGGCCAACTGCCATTTTTTACCATTATTTGAAGCGAACGCATCATCTATTTTATCATAACAATGTCCCGTAGTAACATTAAGTAATCCGTTTGCATCATTTGCCGCATTGAATCCAAGATACATAGTAGGCGTATAATCATTCTCAATTGTAGATGTTCCGTAGTGAGGAAATTCACCGCCATACATGTGTCCATCAATTGGAACATTAAATATATTTCCGCTGATATTTTTATTTGTTGATGTTTCATATAAAACAATATCAGACAAATTAATATTAGATTCTGTCACTAATGTTATAGAATCTGCGGCGATTCCATTTGTAAATATTTTGGTATTTAGATCTAACACCCATGTTCCTTCGGAATCTGTTGTATATGTTGTACCCGTTGTGCCACTTAGTGAAACATTAGTAGTTTGTTCATCTGGGAGTAATGATACATAATATTTTATATAATTTCCCGACCCTCTGTACGCTGTGTATGACCAAAAATAATACCTACTTGTATTCCAGGGTAAGCCTCCTGGATTATTAAAATCTTCATTTTTTATGTCAATTGTAATACTAATTTTATCATTTGTGTCAACATTGTCAGCGGTTGTAAATAAAAAATCATCTCCTTCGGTGGCTGTAAAAGAAATTTGAGCCCCATTCAATATCCATGTACCGTAATCTTCGGTATTTTCGGACCGATAATTGCCTTGTGTACCGTCATCATTTGTTATTTGTAAATATATTTCAAAATCTTCCGATATCCCTGTTTCTACGTCAATTGGTGTAATTTTCCAATCATAATAAAATAACATATTTGTATTATATTCAAATGATCTCAATAAACCCACATAATTGTCAATCACATATAAGTCATTTTGTCCAAATATATTACTTTCCCAGGTCAGCCCTGTATCTAAATTTACATAATTTGTTGTCATTTGCCAATCATCCACATTTTCTAAATCATAATATTGTTGACCTGTTCTAAATTGATTTTTTAATAACACTTCATCGCTTTTTGTGTCGCCAATTGTTGATCCATCCCTTAACACTGCTCCAGAATATAAGGTTGTACGAATCAAAAACCATGACGATAAATCATCTTCACGTTGATACATCCAATAAGTATAATTATTCCCATCATCTTGATAATATAAAATAGCCACTGAATCATCTCTAGATCCGATGTTATCAGTAACTACAATTTCATTACCGACAAATCTAAATACAAGACCCTTTTCAACGGTTGTGTAAGTATGATTAAAGTTTGTGTTTGGATACATTATAGGTTGTACGGGTTGTACTAAATCGGCTATTGAAACTTCAATAGATTCATCACCATTTACCTGTTGTATAAAATATATTTTATTATTGTCCGGATTATTATAATTTGATGTCCACATATTCGATATTATATACGGTTCATCATTTCCAATATTTGTTCTAATTATAGAAATATTTGTTACATGCACATATGTGATAGTATGTCCGTCACAATCCATACCAAATTGAATCGAATTTGATGTCACATTTGTACCAGTTGCAGTAAAAGAAATACTTTTTGATCCATTTGTTGTAAATTCTATTACATTGTTACCTTCAGTGTCTAAAGGTCCAATACCATTACCTTTCACTAAAATTGGCGTTGCCGTGAAATCTGTCTCTAAATTGTCTTTTTCATTGGGGTCTACATGTTGTAAATTAAATGTAATAATATATGAAGCTCCTTCAATTATGCCTCCTGATTCAGCTGTTAATAATCCTCCTTTATAATTTTTTTCATTTGTTTCAATACCAGTACATTTTATTTCTAAAGCTGGTATACCACTGAGAATGGTAAATGAAATAAACGCACTCGCGGGGCTGTATGCGTTATCTTGTATATCGGGTATACTTACAAATATTTGTTGTTCACTTGCATACCACGCACCTGAAACACCTATAAATCGTGAATAACCTACTAAGTCTGTTTCTGATGTATGTGAATTATTATAAAATAATGTATTATTATCTAAATTAGATCCTAACGATGAATTACGTACAATTTTATATGATTCATCACTTGTGGGATATAACATTGCCCCATCGCCATTGTCAGTAATAGCACTCACATAATTAGCATTAAAGGGAATATATCCTTTACTGAATCCACTAATAGTCAATACACTGCTTGTGCCTGAATCAACTACATCAGTTTTCCAAGGAGAATATAAAACATATTGGGCATTATCACCGATATCAAAATTTGATGGATCATCACCGATAAATCTTTGCCATATAATGGTCGGGTAATCTATTGTAAGATTTTCAGCATTTGTCAAAGTTGGTTTTATCCATTGTGACCCCTTCATATTATCTACTTCAGCATTTGAGATAATATTTATTCCGTATTTCCACAATAGAGGCTCATCAACTGCAATATTACCATATATATGATGTTGTGAATCAAGTGTTGTTTGTAAATTACATGTGACGGTTTTGTATGAATAACCATTAAAATTATATAATTTGACGCGTCTTAAATCATCCTTGCCAGAATCGGTTTTATATGAATTAGCTTCAGGCAAATAAGTGTCCTCGGAATATAGTTTATTTGTTTGATTCATTAATATCGTAACCTGTGCCGCAATTGCTGACGGATTAGTGAAACCTTTATTCAGTAGCATTGGAATATCTTGAGTAAATAACATCGGTTCAATACCTCTTCCCTTATATGCTGTATCACTATTATCACGCCACCAACCCGTATAACCTGGGCTAATTTTTGCAAATTTACGCCCATCCATTATAAAATTAGGATTACAACTCATTATAGAATCTAATTTGATATTTGATATTTTTTGCCAATCATCTAAAATTTTTGTTCCCGCATTGTCATAACCAAACGACCCGTCACCCTTGAAATATTGAAAATCATAAAATGATCCGTATTTATTATTTGACAAGTCATCCAATGTTTTGTCCGTATCCGTTAAAATTGTTGTTAGCGATGCATCACCCTGACCACCAGCGGTGGTCGTTAAATATCTTATCGGTAATGCACTTGTATTAATTCCATTATGATTTATATGGAATCCTATTTTCATTAAAGTAAAATTATCCTGTATATTCGTTCCTGGTTCTGTTTCACTTCCTTGAAAATAAATTGCGTCACTATTCGCTCCAGGGATATTAATTAAAACATTCGATAAATTGAGTGCATCTCCTGTCTTAAATAAAACTGGTGATATTTTATTAGTCCATGAACTCTCATTCCCTTTCTCACTGTTTTTTTTTGCTCCTAGTGAATTAATACGGGCACATTCAATAATATAGTTTTGTGTTCCTTCCATTATATATTTAATCAATATATATTATTTTCTCTATATTTTTATTTTCTCTATATTTTTATTCCTTTTATATAAAATAGTTCTTATTTTATATAAAATTACGTTGTTATATTCTAAAAAAAAGTGTCCCGTTGCGTGGATAAAAAAGAAGTAGTTACTATATAATACCCACGGAAATGGACACTTTATAAAATTACACCTAATTAATATGAATCTAATCTAATCTAATCCTTTTTCCTTCTTAACTAAAATTATTTTCAATTTGTCCATATTTGATAGACATTAAACGTTCAATACAAGCAAAGTATCGGGTTTTAATGTTATTTCCTTCGGCTGCTGTATAATCTCGTTGATATGAAATTGTGATAGGTGCGTTAGAGACCTCAACTCCGTTAAATCCTGTATTAGCTCTTTGTTGTGTATTACACCAATTTACACCAGCGATGCAAGCTTGACCGACAAGTGCGTGGGCTTGTGAAACTCCAAAAAATGTAGCATCAGTGACTAAGAATTTATTAGGTGCATATGATGATGTATCCCCGTATTTACCATCGCTGACACTGGGGATAGCGGTGTAGATCGGGTAAGGAATTTCGGCATCTGTTCCGTAAACATCACTTAATTCTTTATAAAATTCTTGTGTTTCCAAATCTTGATTATAATAATTTTCATTATTGATATTAAATTGGTATTTTTGCCCACCTACTCCAGCGTAAGAGTCGGATGACGCATATTTTCCCGCAATTGATTGAGCAGCAGACGGATGCTGGTCTGTTTTTTCGATTTGCGTATGTATGAGAATATGTTTAAGACGAAGATTTGCCATACCGATGTTATCATTATATTTAATGGTCTCTTTTTTATTTGCGTCTACTGCATCTGCAGGGGCATTTCTAACAAGTGTGACCGTTTGATAATCAGCATATGGCACTACTAATCCTTGTTGAGAACGTGTCATCGCCAGAATTCTATCAAATGTCTCTTGTTTCATGAAAATATGATCAGAAATAAATTTTATATTAGCAGTATCGATCAAAACATTTCCAATATCAGTAGCTACACCAGTTGAAGCAACCGCCCTAACTCCTGTAGGTCCATCATCAGAAAAATCTAAAACTAGTTGAACATTCGATTCTAAAGTGAACAGAGGAATGGAATACGGGAAGAGTTCAGGAAAGCACTCTTGTAAACTAATAACATATTCTACACGGTCATCAGCGTTGTTAAATAATCGATGACGCATCTTAATATCATTGCCTTCTTTATTAATATCGGATAATTGTAAAACGCCTTTTTCATTGGTATTTGAAGTATTAATGCCATATCCGAAAACATTAAAAGTTCCGTTTTTATATTTTCCCACTTTCTCTCTTATCTCCTGTGACACAAAATGATTACGCATTGAGGCTAAAAAATTAACTTGATCGGTTTGTGCAATTGTGTTACCACTTGCCGTACGCAGTGTGACCCGTTCCAACATTCCGTAAGCACCACCAAAACAGGTTAAACGGGTTGTGGTATTGGATGCATAAAGAGGCAAAATAAATCTAGAATCATTCGAGAGGATACCTGCTTTACGTATGGTAAATATACATTGTTTTTGTGACACACTACTAGGCTCAAGTATATCAGATTCAACTCTGATAGAGCCTTGAGATTTTTGGTCATTTACTTGTAACAAATTTCTTATTTCATCTTGTTGTTGTTCCATTATTATATATTAAATATATATATTTTTTTTATATATTTAATACAAATATTTTAACTAAATCTTATTTACATCACTGGTTGAACATTTGCGTTTTTTGCTTTTAATCCTTCGTTAGACAAAGTAAAAGTATACACTGTGTTTGCGTTAGAGTCGGTTAAATCTGATTGAATTCTAACTGCATAGCTTGATTGTCTAAACTCGACACCCATCCCAGTCGACAACTGGTCGTAATTTGCGGCTATTCCGCCCACATAGGAATCTTCTGGATGGTCTACATTATCATCTGATATCGATTTATAGCCCTGAGTTTCTGGAGATTGTAAACATGATGTGATACTATTAAAAGGTCTGAAAGCGTCTAAATATGCTCTACCTAATTCAGCTTCATAGGCGTCATTTTTCACGGCCTCACGCTCATCAATTTCATAATATCGAGGGAATTTAGAGTTGTTACGAAGGTGTACTACTGATTTAATTCTAACTTCGCCTCCGTCTTCATCTTCTAGTCTGTTTGTTTCCATTGAATCAACTCCTATGTTATTTAAACTGGAAGTATCGATGAAATTTGAAAAACAGGCCCGAACTGATGATTTATTTAACATTAATGATTGTGTATCATCACTAGATTGCAATACATTAATAAAACTACTGTATGAAGGATAACCCATTGATAATGCAGTGGGTTGCATTGGCATTTCCATGTTTAACGAATTATATGTTAAAGAACATCCGCTTATTTGATAATAAGCGTTCGCTTGATCAGATCTTAAAAATAAACTATCAGGGGCTAACTGAATATTAATTTTTAAACCTCCGATTGCCGCTAAATCGAGTGGTTGTCCTGAATTCAGAATGCCTGCACGTAACTTAAGACTACAACTCATTTGACCATTACATAAAAGCATTTGTGACCAGTCAGTGCACGAAGCCATATTGACACATGATCCAGAATTTTTATATGTTTCAAAAGATGACATGGCAGGAATAGTAGATGCAAGTAAACGTCCATAACCTCTGATGTCTTCAATGACCTCATTTTGAAAATTCAAAATTCTTAAATTTTCGATTATTGCATTAGCTCCAACGCGAGAATTAAAACGAACGGAAGTTACTGTACCGTCGTCTAAATAATTTTGATTATTTGGCCTTGTGGGGGTTACTGTATTTCTAGTGATTGGTGTTAATATATTTAATAAAAAATTAAATCTCATAGACTGTGTATCAACTAATTTCATATCAGATGGTGATATTTCTAGTTGTACAACTGGATTACCATATTTATAACTATATTCAGCACGTCCATTTATTGGGAAAACTCTATTTTTTGAAATCGAGACTACTCTATTTTTTGTACTCATTATTATATATTAAATATATATATTTTTTTATACATTTAATAAATTTATTTTATAACATAATATTTATTCATCAATAAATTTTCCAGATTCTGTAATGACTAATGTTTTTAAATGACATACTACATTATGATTCATAGTATTTTTTGTGTTTCCTGATGGACCAAAATTTATATTAAATCTGGACTCCTCGTTGCCACTCATATCGTACGTAAAGCCACTATTTCTGGTCACAAGCCCTCTAGCCATTAAAAATCCTCCATCAATATTAGATAAATCTTTTAAAGGAAGACCACAACATGCTAGTCCCTGTTCGAGCTCTTTTACATGCACTGCGGACCACCCCCCGACCTGTGCACGTGTTCGGACGTATCTTGATGTATCAACTTTTCTATTAGGGACAAGTAAACCACCTAACTTATATTGATAATTTATAGGATTTAATGTTGTTAATATTTCTGGCATCAAATTGTCTTTTAATACTGATGTCGCATCATCAAGACGTTGAATATATGATAAAATCGCTTTACATCTTCTAAATTTACAATTTATTAAATTAGATGCTGAATTGACATTAGATCCAATATTCACAGGGAAGTCATACCATGATCTAAAATTATAAGAATAACCTTTCTTTATGGCTGATGACATGGCCTGTAGTTGTTGTGGGGATGGATCGACAGAACCGACAACCATTTGAATATTAGATAATGTGATTGTTGGTATATCTGATATTTCATCAATATATATTTTAGGATCTTCGTTTGTTTGATCTGTAAATACTTCTAATGTATCTTGAAATGTTAACCGAAGTTTACCGTTCACATGCGATACCTTATCGATTGTCACCTGTTCATCGCCGTTGGATGATTCAATGATAACAACTTGACCAGGCCAGAAAGGGTGATTCGCGAAGTTTGTATTGTCAATTGCTCCAGTTTCTATAAAATCTGCTAATAAGCCAGAATCCACCGTTATTAAATCGCAATATGTCATATTAGCTGTATCGAAATCACCATCAATTCTATAAACAAAATCATCAGTATACCCGCCCGCTACATTTTGTAAGTCTTTTACATTCATAAAACTTAAATCATCACCACCTTGCGTATATGATTGAGCGTGCACAACATTAAAAGCGTCTTCTTCTAATTGAATTTCAATTTGTAAAGGTGCTAATAAATTTGGATAAGGGTTGGGATTAGAAAAAATACCACTTAATTTTAAAGGCAAACAAACTTCAATTGTTTGATTAGATTGTGATTGCTCCGTGGCAGATTCACCACCACCTGAAGCAATATTACGTCTAGTTAGCGTATTTATTGCGGTTACTTTTTCTGTATCAGCCCCCGCGTATAAATTATTTAAATTATGTTCGGTTGAATTTAGCGTATAATTACATAAAACACGATTTAAACGGTTATAATCTGTAATAGTCTCAACTGTTACACCATCAGCCGTCTTAATTATAAGATTTTTTATTAAATTCGACATTCCCCCTTTGCCTGTAGTCCACGGATACCAATGACTTACATCTGCTTCACCCTCTAAAGGTGGATCTAAAACATTAAAGCCAGCGGAATTCACGACCACATTAAATTTTAAATATGTCTCTTGATTATTTATCAATTGAATTGATGAAGGGATATTAAATCTAAGTACAGATCCTAAACCCATATCTGCGGCTCTGGTTTCATATACAATTTGTTGTTTTGTATTGTTCATTATTATATATTATATATATATTTTTTTGTTAAAATATATATTTAATTTATTTTCTAATTGCTCATGATATTTTGTAAAGAACTGTTTGTAGATGTTGCAAATTTTCCCGCTACTTGTGCTGGAAGGGCTTCGGCTTGTTTTTCTGCGGTATCTGCGGCATTTGTCGCCGTCTCTTGTGTATTGGCACTTTCAACACTACCTAC